GCTATTTGAACACATATATGCTTACAGCGGGTCGTGTTGGTGGTCTAACTAACTACGAATTATTCGTTGATTATCAGAAACTTGCCATGAAGATGTTCGGTGGTTTTATGAACTACACTTACAATCGTACAACTCACAAACTAACTATTGTGCGTAAAATGCCATACGGTTATGGGGGTGCTACTGGTTATGATAACGGTCAGAATCCATTTGAAAGTGTGCTATTGTGGATCGATAATGTGAAACCAGATAGTATGATTCTAAGTGACACTCAGGCTATGCCTTGGGTCCAAGAGTATGCTTATGCTTTCTGTAAGATGATCCTTGGGGAAGCTCGTGGTAAATTCAGTCAGATTGCTGGGCCACAGGGCGGCACAAGTCTAAATGGTGACGCATTGAAGTCTGAGGCCAAAGAAGAAATGGCTAAACTAGAAGAAGACTTGAAAACATATGTTGATGGGTCTACCCCACTTACTTGGATTACTGGTTAATCTAGTCTTGATTTAGACTATTCAGTGATGTTAAAATGCTCTCTATACGAGGGCATTTTTTATGATTATTGGGATTTGTGGGTTCATAGGGAGCGGTAAAGACACTGCGGCAGATTATTTGGTTAACTTTCACGAATTCCGTAGAGAGAGTTTTGCGTCAAGTCTGAAAGACGCTGTATCAGTGATTTTTGGCTGGGATCGTGAAATGCTTGAGGGTAGAACAAAACAAAGTCGTGATTGGCGTGAAGTTAAAGATGAATGGTGGAGCAATCGACTGGGCAAAGACATTACTCCCCGTCATGTTCTACAGTATTGGGGCACAGAAGTTATCCGAGAAGGATTCCACGATGATATGTGGATTGCTAGTCTAGAGAATAAACTTCGTACCAGCACAGATAGCATTGTTATCACTGATTGTAGATTCCCCAATGAGATTACGGGGCTAAAAGAGCAAGGTGCTAAGATTGTGTGGGTTCAGCGGGGAGTTATCCCCCACTGGTATATCATTGCTGAACAAGCAAATGCGGGTGATCATAAAGCAAAAAACTGGCTTGAACGACACGGAGTCCATGCTAGTGAATATAGCTGGGCTGGCACTAAGTTTGACGCTATTATAGATAATAATGGGTCAATTGATTCCTTATATAGTCAGATCAAAAATCTGGTGTCAGAGGACTCTTCCGCCAAGGTAGCTTAGACCTATACACTTCCTGACAACAGTTCAAGCAGACTGTTTTCAGATTAAAGTGATTGTTGTTTCGTAGATTACCATCTACATAGAACACAGCACTTTGTTCATCAAACTTGAACTTGAAGCCGCACTTTTCACACTGCGGCTTTTTCTTATATCCAGTCTTCATCCAAGCTGGTACTATCTTGGCTTTCTTACCTGCCCTCTTACAAACATCACAGGTACGGCGATAATGTAATACCCCATTCTTGTCGGTATAGTTGTGTGCTACTGGTCTGACATTGCAAACCGGACAAACTTTTCTTTCCATATAGTATTTATGTGCTTGTTCTTCGCAAAGAGCATTGTAGAACACTAAAAAACAGCACATTTAATAAATATCTTTATAATGAAAAGGAAGGTTTACTATGGCATTAGTATCACCAGGTTTAAGTATAACCGTAACAGATGAGAGTCAGTATGTAAGTAACTCGGTCGGGTCTACCCCATTGATCTTGCTTGCGACTGCCGAGAATAAAACAATTAACGGAGCTGTCGCTGCCGGCACAGCGGAAGTGAATGCAGGGCAATTGCAGATTTTCACAAGTCAAGGTGACTTGAGTAACAACATGGGATATCCGATATTCCAACAAAGTAGTGCTGGAACTCCGTTGCATGGTAATGAATTAAATGAATACGGCTTGATGGCTGCTTATAGTTCTTTGGGTCTAATCAACCAAGCATATGTAATTCGTGCTGATATTGACTTAAATGAATTGCAACCAACTAGCGTTCGTCCAAGTCAACCAGTATCGAGTGGTACGGTTTGGTTTGACACAGCAGATACAACATGGGGTATCTATGAATGGAGTCAATCTTCACAATCGTTTGTGGCTCAAACTCCTATTGTTATCACTACTGCGTCACAAGTTACATCGGCAAATACACAAGGTGTTTTCGCTGGTGGTAGCGGTTATGCATATACTCCATTGTCTAGCGTTGGTACTATTGGCCAATATGCTGTAGTTGCATATGATAATGATAACCGTGTTTATTACAAAGCTGGTAACAGCGTAAGTTCAACTAACGTTAACGGATTGTACAATACATGGGTTCTAGTCGGTACACCTAACTGGCATGCAAGTCACCCAACAGTGACTGGTACAGTCGTAAGCCCAACATTGACAACAAGTAACGTTTTCATTAATAATCAGCGTGTTACTGTTACGATTAGTGGTTCTTACTCTATGTCTAACGTTGCAAACGCTATCAACTCTACTACAGCAGTTACTAGCCAAGGTATTACGGCAGACGTTGTTAACGGTTATTTGAATATCTATAGTAACGGTACGAACAGTCTTGGCGGTAATGTTGTTATCGCTCCAGATCCAAACTGGAACAATGCAAGTAACGTAGCATTAATGAATGCAGTTGGTTTGACTGCTGGTACATATACAAATACTTTGATGCAAGCAACTACTGGAACAGGTTCAACTCAACCTTCTGGTACAAACCCATCTGCTTCAACAACAGTCGGTTATGGTTCTTATACTGCTGTTCCTCCATGGACAGATACAGTTGCAGGTGACTTAAATGCTCCTAACGGTTCTGTATGGTTCAAAACAGGTGCTACAGGTGGTGGTTCTAACTTTGTATTCCAACAATACAACAGCACAACAGCATTGTGGAGCACATTGAGCGTAAATGCATATTCTAACGAACAAACAGCATTGTTTGGTCTAGACCCATTGGGTGGTGGCTTGAACATCCCTACAGGTACTATCTACATGAAAGAAGATCCGAACACTTACAATATTAACGTATTGGGATATTCTGGTTGGAATGCTCGTGTTAGATCAGTGTCTGGTGCAGTAAGTGCAACAGGTAGTACCCTAACTCCTACTTTCAGTTCTGGTCTTGATACTATGCTATTGCAAGTTACTGTTCCAGGATCAACAACTGTTGCTCAGGCTACAATAACTGTTAATGGTAGTAACGGCGCGGCATTCGTTTCTGCGGTGTTGGGTGCAGGTCTTCCTAACTTAACAGCACAAGTTAATGCCAATGGTAGCATTACATTGACACACACTGCTGGTGGTAGTATCTTCATGCTCCCAACAAATCCATCATATGACACTCCGGCTAACGCAGGGTTCACTTCTGGGGTAGCCAATGTAACAATTCTTGGCTCACAATCTACTGGTATTACATTGATCTCTGGCTTCTCAACTTTGAGTAACTACAGTATCGGTACAACAGCTCCAGTTGCTGATCCAGCTAACGGTACATTATGGTATTATAGCGATCCAACTCAAGTTGATATTATGATCAACACAGGTTCGAAATGGGTTGGCTATCAAACATTGACAGCGGATGCTCGTGGTTATAACTTAACTCAGTGTGATCCAAACGGTGTTATTGTAAGTGCAGGCGTTGCTCCTACAACACAAACTGATGGTACAGCTTTGGCCTCAGGAGATCTATGGTTAGACTCTAGCAATCTAGAAAACTGGCCAGCATTGAGTCGTTATAATGGCTCATCATGGGTTGCAATCGACAACTCAGATCATATCAGTGTTAATGGTGTAGTATTTGCTGATGCTCGTTGGGACAATAGTGGCACTAATGATCCAGCAAGTGGCACAGAAATCAGTGTACAAACATTGTTGACAAGCAACTATCTAGACTTAGATGCTCCTAATCCATTGCTATACCCTCGTGGTATGATGTTGTTCAATACACGTCGTAGCGGATATAATGTGAAGAAATTTGTCACTAATTACTTCAACACAACATCTGACAATGTGGCTACATACAGCGCAACAACTAACTATGCAGTTGGTGCTATCGTATTGTACGGAACAACTTTGTATGTTGCAACTACAATAAACGGTCCAGGCAGTTCTGTCAAAGCCCCAAATACTAGCCCAACATACTGGAGCACATTGCAAACTAGTTCATGGGTTACAGCAAGTGGTTTGAATTCTGAAACTGATGTTCCATATTCTGGTCACTATGCACAACGCCAAATCGTTGTTGCGGCTTTGAGATCAGCATTGAACAGCAATACTCAGATTCTCGAATCTCAGTATGCAAGCGCATATAACTTGATTACTTGCCCAGGCTATCCAGAGTTGATTCCTGATATGGTGAATTTGAACAACAACATCACTAATACTGCATTCGTCATCGGTGATACACCAATGAACTTGAGTACAAGCATTACTGATATCACTAACTGGAGTACAGATGTTGGTGGTACAGGGTTGGCTACAGATGATCCTTACTTGGCTGTTTACTATCCAAGTGGTTTGAGTAGTGATCTAGGTGGAAACACAATTATGGTTCCTGCAAGTCATATGGCTCTACGCACATACTTGTATAACGATAATGTTGCATATCCTTGGTTCGCTCCAGCTGGTACACGACGTGGTCTAGTTGGTAATGCTACAGACTTAGGTTATGTTGACTACACTTCAGGTGAATTCGTTCACAATGGTGTAAATCAAGGTCTTCGTGATGCATTGTATCAAACAAACATCAACCCAATCACAATCCTTCCAGGAATTGGTATTGTAATCTGGGGTCAGAAAACTCGTGATCCAAACACAGAAAGTATGGACCGTGTTAACGTTGCTCGTCTTGTTAACTATGTTCGTTCGATCTTTGCTAATGCTGGTAATGCATTCTTGTTTGAACCTAACGATCAAATCACTCGTCAACAATTTGCCGCAGTGTTGAATCGTGCGTTGAATGACTTGGTTGCAAAACGCGGTATCTATGATTACTTGGTAGTCTGTGACGAAACAAATAACACATCTGATATCATTGCAAACAATGAACTGTATGCTGATGTTGCTATTGAACCGATGAAATCAGTTGAATTCATTTACATCCCAATCAGATTGTATAACCCAGGTGATATTGCCGCATTGGGCAGTCAGTAATTTGGGCATAAATAAAGATATAGGAGAATAATAAATATGGCAGTCGCATCTCTAACAAATTTTACAGTACCCCTACCGACTGGCGCTTCAGCCACGACTCAGGGTCTGTTGATGCCCAAACTCAAATATCGCTTCCGCGTAAGTTTTGTCGGCTTTGGCGTTAGCACAGCTAATACTGTTGAAATGACAAAACAGGTTATGGATGCGAAGCGTCCAACTGTTAAGTTCAATTCACAAGTTGTTGATATTTACAACAGTAAGGTTTACTTTCAGGGTAAACCTGAATGGGATCCACTAAACATTACATTGCGTGATGACTCTACTGGCGCAGTAAGTATGCTAGTTGGTGAGCAAATTCAGAAACAATTTGACTTCCAAGAACAAGCATCTGCTGCCACTGGTATCGATTATAAGTTCCAACTTCAAATCGATATTCTAGACGGTGGTAATGGTGGTAATGGCCCTAACATTCTTGAATCGTGGTTGCTCTACGGATGCTTCTTAGATCAAGTTGATTACGGTGAATTGAATTATACATCTCAAGAACCTGCAACTATCGCTTTGACGATCCGTTTCGATAACGCTGAACAAGCAGCCGCTGGTGGTATGACTGCTGGTGTTGGCTTCGGTGCGACAATCGCTCAAAACATCGGTGCAACAATTACTGGTTAATTCTAGTAATTTATCTCACACTAAGCCTGCGAAAGCAGGCTTTTTTATTGAATAAATAATAATATGTCAGGTTTATCAGATATCGGAAGCGCCTTCACTGGCGGTCAAAGTTTAGGATCTTTTGCGAGTAGTGTCGTTAAGGGTGTTACCCACATGCCTAAAATTCACGATTGGCATCACGCCAATCAGATTTTTAGTGCCAATAATTATGAACTAGCTCCAAAGCAAGGGTTCTTATTCCATGTTAAATTTGATTACAATGGCCCTGGGATGAGTCGCACCACATCTGAACAGCAATTAGAAGCTGGGATGATGGTCAAGAATGTACAGATTCCCAAATATACAATTGATACTAAAACTATGAATGCGTATAACAGATCGACTGTTATACAACAAAAACTAAAATACGATCCCATTACGATCACATTTCATGATGATAGTAGTGATGTAGTTAGAAGTATGTGGTATGATTATATGAGTCATTACTATAGAGATACTGATTACACGGAAGACACATATACTGGAGAATACAAGTACAACAGTGCCAATAAGAATTTTTGGGGTTACCAACCAACAACTTATGCATCTGCTGGTACTGTAGAACGACTAATCAACGCCATAAGAATTTATAGTTTGCATCAAAAGCAATTCAGTGAATATATTCTTATAAACCCAATGATCACTTCATTCCAACATGGACAACATCAACAAGGATCAAGTGAGTTCATGGAACACACTATGACTGTTGCTTATGAGACTGTGCTCTACAACTATGGGTCAGTGAAGATGACCGTGAAGGAGAAAGAAGTCGCAGAACCTCGTGGCTTTGCAACACATAGCTATGATAAGAAACCTAGCCCATTAACCCCGCAAGGTGGTGGTACAAATAGTATTTTGGGTCCAGGTGGTGCATTGAGTAGCGTACAAGGGGTTTCTAATGCAGTATCAGATAATAATTGGGCTGCGGCTGCTGTTATGGGTGTCAACGGGCTTAACAATGCCAAGACTATCACAGCGGCACAAGCTGGATATGAATTAAAAAATATCGCTGATGGTATATTGCGCGGTGACACTAACGTATTGAATCGTTTGGCGATACCTAAAGCAAGCACACCGACTACTTCGATGAGTCAACAAAACGCTATTCAGGAGTAATCTATGGCATATAATATCGTTTACAACAGTAATGGATCTAATTCGCCATCAACTGTACTTCCTGGAATTAACACATCTACTTTGTATATTACTACTGTACCCCCTGCACCAATACTAGCACAAGCTGGCAATACAGATGCAGCCTCAGTGATTACTAGCAATGGTGAAAATATTGCCAATGTTGTTAGAAAAAGTAACCCATTCCCTCCAGGATTAACATCATGAGTTCAGCAGTCAACACTAGTATTGTGAATGTATCACAAAACAACAATACCCCTGCAGGGCAATACTTCAATAATTTCTATAACGCAACTGGCACAATATCGGCAGATCAAAATGATGCTGTAGTTGCGTATTTTCAATCTATGACTGGTGGAAACTTGCAATCAGCCGCACAGTTGGCTAGTTCGGTTATCTATACAGCAGTCTCACAAGGTATAGATCCAATGGGTATCATTCAACAATTTCAACAAGTTCCAAAAAATCAATTAAATTTGTATCTTGCAATGTTTCTAAATCTAAACAGAGTTGGTACGAGTGCAGTCGGTATAAACAACCAAAAAATTCAAAATCAATATATCACTAGAGCAATCCTAGCATAATGTCAAAATACGCCAACGGCTTTTATCAAATATTAAACCCTGAAAAATATGTAGGTAAGGGCACCCCTCATTATCGTAGTTCTTGGGAACATGTCACTATGCGTATGCTGGACACAAACCCTTCTATTGTGAAATGGGCAAGTGAAAGCATTCATATCAACTATAAGAATCCATTCACGAATAAAGCAACTATCTATGTACCAGACTTCTTTGTAATGTACATTGATGCAAATAATAAGCAACATGCAGAACTTTGGGAAATCAAACCCACAAAAGAAACTACACTAGAAGCGGCGGGTCGTAGTAAGAAAGCACAAGCAGCCGCAATTCTGAACCAATTCAAATGGCAAGCAGCCAATGCTTATTGCAAAGCAAATGGACTGCATTTCAGAATCATAACTGAGCAAGATTTGTTCCATCAAGGCAAACCAGGCCGATAAATATCGGTATGACCGAAAAATTAGCACAACTATTAAATCTTGCACCTGTTCCTGACGAACCTACCGTGGAAGAAGCACAACACTTTGTTCAAGAAAACAGCGATATCATTGATGAAGTAGATTTAGCAATCAGTAAGATTGACGCCGCACTTCCACTCGTAAGAGATTTAGATGCCGCAGATAATGAACTAGATGAACTTGCTCAACTAGCAAAAGAAAAAGCAGAAGACTTGATGGATTTGGGTATGAATATTGACCCACGATTTGCTGGGGTTATTATGCAAACTGCTGGCACAATGCTTGGCCACGCTATCACAGCAAAGACAGCAAAAATGGACAAGAAATTGCGAATGATTAGTTTGCAGTTACAGAAAGCCAGACTTGA